CTTGCAAGAACTGCTTGCAATGCAAGCAGTTCTTGCAAGAGCATCTGTGTACTGTGTAATGGTACAGGTAAGAGTTCTGTTTGCAGCAATTGTTCCACCACCAGACATTCCAGTACCGGCGGATATGGAAACCCCAGAATGTGCAATATGTTCATCAGATGCAAAATTAGTAGTTGCATCGTGGTCGATACCAGAATCATTTATTGTAACTGCACCTGATGTTACTGTAAAATCAGCAGTAGCAAATGATGCAATACCTTTATTGGTTATAGTAGCATCTTCTCCCGCAATGGTAATACTACCCGCAGCATTGGTTACATCAATACCCTCACCCTCTGTGAGTGTTGCTAGAACAGGGTCAGCCCCAGTATAACCTATAGGTAATTGGCCGTTAGTGGCCGCACCCAGGGGCGTGATCGCATCCGTACCCGAACCCAGGAGTATTCCGTGATCTGTAAGAGTAGCAACACCTATACCACCTTTACCTACAATAAGTGGATTTACAATACCTATGGTAATTGTACCATCTGTATCATCTGTAACATCTATTTCATTTGCAACACCTGCAACCCAACTGGCCAGATTTGCTACGCTTGCCAATGTCTTACTGGTATTTGTACTTACTAATCGACTTGCAGTAAGATCAGATAAAGTAATACCAGCAAACGTAGGCGTAGCACTTTCATGTATCTGTTGTGCCAGACGTTGAATGACCTGTCGTATAGTCTTAATATCAGTTAATTTGGGTGTAAAAATTGGCATTTAATCTCACCAAGTTCCTGTATAACCAGCGCCTTTGAAAGTACCACCACCGCCACCTTGTTCACCTAATAAACTATATGTTGGAACTGGAGCAACACCAACACCATATCCATATCCAGGAGCATAACGTAACGCAGATTCAATCTTTCCTGTTGCCACCCATGAAGAACCATTCCACCTCAAGGTTCCTTGTGAAGTTTCTACTGTATCACCTATTTTTGCACCGAAACCTGTTTGACTTGTAGATACTCCACCACCAGTAGTTTCACCACCAGTAGTAGTTTCACCACCACCAGGATAATTTAACCCACCAGTCAAAGAACCACCATATCCACCACCACCACCGCCTCCAGCGGCACTACCCATAAAAGGAGTTCCACCACCGCCTCCGCCGCCATATTGTGCAGCACGTTGTAATGCCGATTGCGCTGCCTCATATTGCATTTGCTCAGCTCCTGTCTCTCTTTGTCCAGTATATTGTGCCATTTGCATCAACATATTTGCATACTGTTGGGCCAATTGCGCTGATAATTGTGTCCTTGCCGGAGCCATCACTTCTGCTTCATAACCCAATTCGGCAGAAGGCAGATTAGTCGTATTTGCCAAACCAGCACTCACTAACTGTTGAGCCATATTGGATATACTTTTACGTTTACCCTGTTGAAGCGCACTTTCCTGCGCTTTTGTCATAGCTTTTTCAATCTTGCCACCAGGCGCATATTGACCCGCCACCGCCTGCATTTGTTTATATGCAGGATCGAGTCCAGGATTATATTGATATGTAGTAGTAGTATAACCACCTAATGCATTGATTGCCATATTATTTCCCTACCAACAATTTTTCAAACGACCATGTTTCTGATGCCGTATTATTACCTAAACGGATCGCACCATAAGTCCCTCTGACTTTACGTGTATCTTTCTTAATTCCTTTTCCTGAATTGGTGGCAGTTCCAGTTATTCTTGGTGCAGTGTTGGCATCCAATTTTTCCATTACTTCCTCTGCCGTATCAGCAGTAAATATCTCATAGGCAATATCATTGGAATCAGTGTGTGTTCCACTTGCAGCCCCGCCACCTGTAATTATAGTAAGATTACCAATTTTGCCCTCTTTGTTATCTTCTGCAATTTGAATAGGACCAAATACTACATAACTATCAATTGCCTCATCTGTTGCACCTTTATCATCATTCTTACCTGCCTCATCAAATACCCTGATATATCCATCTTTACATCCCACCAACAAACCAGCATAAGTAGGACTATTCGCCGGATAATTAAGCAAAGAATATGCTCCACATTCATCAGGATACTGTTCTGGAAAAAATCCTTCTGTTCGCAGGTCATACCAATAATTTGAATTACTTCCATCTGCGAGTTTGGTAATACAAATAAGTATTCCCTGTTTGCGCACACCGAAGGCCATACTAATTCTGTATGTTGAAGGATCAGGTGCTTCATCCTTTACTATATCAGGTAAACTCAAAGCAGATATACAAACCGGATGTCCAGGAATTTCTGTAACATAAATACCGTTTGTTCCCCAGAAATATAGTCTGGCCGCACCACCTTCTTTTCCTGGCGGTCCCAAACACCAACTTTTTGCCCCGAATATGCCAGTAGTCAAATCAAGTACATCAATTGGTCCCATCATTGCAGGATCACCAGTCATAATAGATATACTCGTGCTACAACCAAGAATCAAATAATCATCTTTATATGGAATCAATGCACGTATAATATCTCCACTTTCTCCGGCGTTTCCCAAACTGCCTGTTATCGGGCGTTGGGCATCCGAAATAGATACACTTGTATTCCAATCCCAGGGATTTGCCTGCCTTGACATATACCATTGTTGTGGATAATTAGGATTGCCAGCAAGAACTGTCCTACCACGATACAAACAACCAAGATATGCTTTTGAGGGCATACTGCCATAAGTAGTTGTATCATTATCATAAGGTGTCCAGGCATACCAATTAGGCGAAGCAGTTATAGTAGTGGGAGATGGAAATATAACATTTCCGCCACCGCTAACTGCACTTGTTATTGGAGTAGTTGCCTGAACTGTACCAGACATTACATAACCATATAATACCTTATCTGTACCGTTAATATAATCTACAAGTATCGTGGCAGGACTCGTACCATTTTGATAAACGATTGCTCCTCTTGTTGGTTTATTTGTAAATCCAGTGTCATCATAGATTTCTGTATTAACAAGATCCGCAACCCCCAATATAGAACCATTAACCACGAACGCTTTCTGATAACCTTCAAACATCATCAATTGATCCGAGGTATCAATTGTATAACCAGTGGTTGTCAGTTCGGTCATTGTTCCTGCTGTCATCTCACACCATACCTCATTATTGCCACAGACAATAAGTTTTTTGTAACTAATCTTATCTGTCAATGTCACTGTCATTGTTCATACCAGATTTTTGAATTTGCTGCTGCAACAAGTTTTTTGAGAGTAATTATATTGTTTTCGCCAGTTATTGTTTCTTCCCACTCTTCAGTTTCCTCATTCCAAGTCATAATCTTTGAAGGGCCAGGAGGACTGTGCGCGGGCGAACCCCACTCCTCAAACATAAGGTCGCCACCCACAGTTCTAACCGTCCAAGTTGGATGATCTGTATCACTGTAAATCATACATCCGTTACTATATCCACCATTACTCTTGTATCGCCAACCAACATTAATCGCCCCCAAAGGATTAGTTGTAATAAGTGCATACTCCTGAAATTTTTCAAGAGTTGGTTGAGAAGCAAATGTTACTGTTTTCCAAGAACCAGGAGCAAGATCGAGTGAAGAAACATCTATCACATTACTGGTAGCAATCACGCTACCTTTTGGCAAATGGTTGTATGCCTTTTTTATCTGAAAATAACAACTTCCAGTTGCACCAACACTTTTTTTAAGTTTCAAGGATGTATATTCAACTGTTTGGCGTTTTTGTGGTATAAATGTTTGCCCCATACCACCATAATCTGTATCATCGGCAGTCCCGTAATTACTACCATCACCAGTATTATAATATTCATATCGAGTTGTGGTCATACGTTCTCATACCAAATCATATCATCAGAAGCAATAACAAGTTTTTTGATTGTTGCTATGGTGTTCTCTCCAGTCAGTGTTCCATCCCAATGGTCTACATTCCAAGTTGTAGCACCTGTTGGTTTGGGAGGATCATAAGTAATTGTAGTAAAACTCCAAGTATCACCAGTCGTAGTTCCAGCACTGTTAATTGAATCTATACGCCAGTAACGAGTAACTGCATAATCAAAAGGTGAGCCGTTGGTTATATCTGAAACTGTAAAAGATGTTTCTATTTGTCCATCAGAAACCAAAGTTAATCCGGCCTCATTTACTCCATAATATACATTATAAGAAGTTGCTCCACCACCATCTGACCAACCTATCGTAGCCTGGTCCAATGTCACATCTGTGGCATTATCTAATGGTATTGGACTTGTTGCCTTTGCTGGTGCTGCGGCAGTTCCCCATAATTGAAATGCAAAATCTCCTGATTGGTCTACCCACGTACTTCCATCGTATAACCACGCCTTGCCATCTGTATATCCAGTATCAAACCCAAGACTTAATTTTCCTTGTCCCCAATACATCATTAAACAGTATGATGTCCCTGGATATAAAGTTGGCGGACTCGCCATATCGACATCACCAAATGCCCACCCTGTTGCACTGCACCAAATATCACTTACTGTTAAAAGTGCATCTCCAGTTGGTTTGCCATCCGCATCTGCCAGGTAAAGATTATAGTAAACATAATCATTTGTAGTTTTTACTCCAACATATATGCCAGCCGAAGATATTGTAAAAGGAACTGTAGGTAAAAAAGATTGATAAAATCTTCTTGTACCAGTTGGAGGTGGTGCATCAAAATCTTTACTGGTAGAATAACTTTCATAAGATAATTGTTTGGGCATATTACTTCACCGATGACACGACACACATTGCAACTATCGGTTGTTCACTGGCCCCAATTTGCGTTCCTGCACCCCACTTGTCCAGAGCAGGTCTCTGCCCACCACGCACACGCCCATCCTTATATGGGCGCACATTCTTCAAGTCATAGGCCGTATTCTGGGGTTGTTTGCTTGCAGGCAACCCCCTATTTAATCCCTGAAAAGGGAATAGAAACTCAGCCATCTTATCTCCTATATTGCACTATCCAAAAATGCAAATGGCACACTACCAGTTGTTCCACCAGTAAAGGCTGTTATACCGGCATAGGTTGCTGCCGTTATTGCCGGTAAAGTTGGTAAATCAAAAAATTGACCACTCGATGGAGAAGTAAATTGAGCAAATACTGGAAAACTTAAACTTCTTCCAAGCCAGGGTTCAGATGCAGAGTTATTACCCCAAAAATTAGTTCCAGAAGGAGCAATCAAAGACCTGAATCCTGCCGTAGTTCCTGTACCCGTTGCTGTTATACAAAACCAATACTTAGTTCCAGCAATCAAATCAACTGAAGGTGTATATCCTAAATAAATCATCCAAGTATTCACTACTGTATTACACATATCAGCAAACCACAATCTTGCTGAACCTTGACCCACTGGATATATGGCTATACTATATTTACCAGTAGTTGTGCCAATACCAAACATCTTAACTCTAAGCAAAGTCATATTGGCCGGTGGAGTAAATTGAACACATCGAGCAACTGATGTACCTATCTCAGTAGGAGTAGGTCTTGCAACAGCCAACGTAACTGCGGACCCATTCATATTCTGTAATAGAAGACTTTTTGCAGGATCACAATCACCATAATTACTATAAAATACACCGTACCAATTGGGTGGAGCACCACCACCTGCATGACTGTGCAAGGTAATTTGTCCACCACCCACCAAATCTTTGTGTGCTATTTGTTCACTTTGAACTGTCATAATTACTCTATTGCTACATCATCATATTCTGTCTTAATTTTACCATCAGCATCTCGCTCAAGAGCAATAACCCTGAATTGTCCGACTGCCGGACTGGTTTTAATGTAACCTCTCGCCGTATCAGCCATCGCATCCAAATTAGTCTTTGCAACTCCAGTAGCAACTTTGGCCGCACTAATAGCACCGGCCCCGATTTTGGCTTCAGTTACTGCACCAGCACCTACTTTGGCTTCAGTTACTGCACCGGCCCCGATTTTGGCTTCAGTTACTGCACCAGCACCAAGTTCAGTAGCCGTTACTTCACCAGCGGCTATGGGTCTTGCAGCCGCATCTACTGAACCGGCACGGGTGATATTGTCTGAAGCAGCATTAACTTTTGCAACAACTGCATCATCGCTCAAATACTGAGCATTTGGGTCTAAAAGTATACTTTGAATTGCCATATTTCCCTCCTTCTATATTGATACGGTATATTTTATAATAATTATGGTGATTTATTTATTGTCATCATATTGTACAATTGTTTTTTTTTGTATTTGGATCAACATAGATATTAACAATTTTGCACTTGTCTTTTGATGGAACACTAACCACAACATCTGAAACATCAGGTATTATTTCTTCTCCAACATGATGAATAATACCTGATTCCATATAATCTCCAAAAGAAGGGAGCACCGGTGGGACATCTTGCGAAGCCGACTCCGACGCGCTCCCTAAGCCCCAGGGTATAAAATTATGCACCTTCACGACACTTGCCATTAACATGAGACACAGCAACCCGAAGCCAATCCAAATAAATATATGGTCTGTCAGTGCCGTCTCCGTCCGCTTGAAATACCGGACACATCAGAAGTAACGGCAAATCAGCCGTATCACCAAGAACGTACTTTAACACACCGTTGTGATAAAACTCAGCAGTAGAACCAGCAACAGCACCAATACCCCTAAGAACTATACCAAACTTTTCGTATGCCGATTCAGAGGCCCCTGATACTGCATCATCTTTTTCATCACTTGAACTACCATCACAGACACCAACTGTCCAATCAGTGTCACCTGTACCAGTGTCTCGATAGAAACCTACCAGGTCTTTGGTAGTAACAATAGCATCACTGGAACTAACAATGGCGGTTGTGTCATCATTGCACAGGCCCATAAACATCTGACCACCACCGACATTTATCATACATCGCCATTCCATATAGATAGTTGTGCCACTTGCAGGCTCACATTGACAACCAAGCAACTGTGCTGTTATGCCCGTGTCCGCCGTAGTCGCACCAGCATCTAATACAACAATGCCTCCAGGTATAGTAGGAGCATTTGATATACTTCCCTGTGTTCGTTCAGTATGAACCAAACCATCATAGACTGCCGCATCAGCAGTAGTAGTAACAGCAGCGTTCAAAAAATCATTGAAGTAAACAAACCCTTTGGATGGGTCAAACATCATCGGCAAATACGGACAACTTGCCCATATTGCCGGAGACGGCCCAACACCAGCCGCTGTGCCAGCAATCAAACTCTCGTGATTGATTGCGTTTGCAAGTTGATAGTTCACATTATATCTACTCATTTCCTTCTCCTTTTGGGGGACAGGTTTTCCCCGTTAATATGATTTTGTATGTTCAGTTAAGTAACCGACATCATTCCACGTAGCCAGACGGCGAACACCGCCATCCGGTTTTACAACACCTAGTTTACGAGGCGCACTTCTTGCATCCAGTTGATATGCAAGAGGTAAATCTACTTTATAAAATCTCTCAACATAACCGAGTTGTAAGTCCTCGAACTCTTGCTCTGCAACTGCCAGGCAAGCACTGAGTACCGCTTGATCAAAGGCAATCCCAGCAGGATGAGTATATCCATCATAGAGGTAATAGATACTACTGGTCGCAGGAGATACACCTGTTGACGATCCGTCCACTGCCAACCATTTGGCCACTGCAAATGTACCAGTGCTGGCAGTATAATCTGTTATTACAGCGTAACTACCAACACCTGTACCACTGACAATCTCCGCCGTCCAACCAATAAAATAATCATCAGGATATGATTGTGTTGCCAGACCACTATCAACAAGTGCCGTAGCACCACAATTAGCCGTAGCCGTACCTGTGAGCGCCTGAAACCTATTGAATCCTACAAAGTATGGGAAGACAACCGTATCTCCACTTGTTGGACTTGGATCAACCACCAGTTCCCATTTTCTTCGCACAGGTGAAGGTCGCACAGCGGCATACATCGGATAACCTGTACTGACCGAAACTTCCTCATTTTCACGGATTATTTCTTCACTACACCAACTTATAATATGACCTCTGTTACTATCGTGTGCGTATGTGATTGCACCTATCACGGCTCCATTAAAATCGTCCGGCAGAAAATATCTTGTTTTATCACCTTTGACTGTTTTCAAGTTGGTGATTTGAAAACTGTCTCCTATCACAGGATATAATGCAGTTGTTCTATCCTCATAAGTCTTCCACCCGGCAGACAGTGTGACCGTACCAGTTGCAGTTACATAACTTGTAACAATCCCGTAGATTCCCTTTGTGAGGTCATACACATAATAACCAACCAAATCCGTATTGGCAGTATATGTAGTGTGTAGAGTCAAATCTACAAGTGTAGTAGTAGAACCAGAGTCTACAGTACCCTCTACCTGCACTGTAGCAAATGTCACTTCAGCCAGTCTGCGTTGCCACCGCCAACCTTGTGGTGGAGCAGAGGACATGAAAAGGCGAATCCCATCATTTACAACGCCCAGACACTTATCAAGATCGTGTGCATCAATAGGAATTATTGCCTTGCTTGCGCCCGCGCTCCCGTAATAGGCCACCCCTCCCGCCTTCGCAACTTTAAGAAGTAGGTCGTATAGGGATAATTTTCCCGTTGGCTCCGACATTATCTTCCTCCAGTCCGTATTCTTGTTTCACACCCAGATCATCCTGATTGTCTTTGGCTTTTGCATACAATAGTTGCAATGCCTGCTGTAAAACTGCATGGTCTTGGCGGGTCATCTGCAAATTGGCCAATACCTTGTCCAAAATATCACGAGCTTGATTGATGTTCATTACTATCCTCCAAAATAAGGGTTTCAAAACTGGAGCGCGCCAGCATTGCACTGGCGCACTCCCCTTCCTCTCCCTCGCTCCCTCTCCACTCTCCTATGGGCTAACCTTGCAAATTAAACAGCGGACCGTTGCCACCAGGACTACCTACAACACAATAACCAGCATACTGTGAAGTATCAGCAGTAGCAACTGTTATAGCATACGCTGTTTCCAAAGATTCAAGACCGCCATTATGCCTCCATACACGGGCAATACCTCCATTATCCGAATCTGCACCTTGAGGCGCAACCCATATAAACCCTTTTGTCTGCACCCAAAAATAGTTGGCTGCCGCGCTCACATAAGCCGCAGGCACTCCGGCTTTTGGTTTGTCCGCATTTGAAGCGACAGTTAAAGCTGCGTATGGATTTTCGTAAGTCTCACACTTTGAAGTTGAAGCGGTAATTGCGTATGTGATTGGAGCATCAAGATATACTACAAACAAAGCATCAGCCACAGCAGCATCATTACCAATAATGCCTCTGGTTGTAGTATAATAATCAGACGCCCCATCAAAGATAGTAATATATCCGCCACGTAATTCATCCTGCGTCAAAGCAGCATGTGTTGCAGCAGGAACTGTAACTTGTTTCGCTCCAATAGCATGAGATGTTGCAAAAGTTGTAATAGCAGTATATCCAGTAGCAGTAAATTCACAACCATGTGAAGCATAAAGAGCTGCCGCTCCGTTAGATTTTGCATAACGAAACTCACGACTATCAGGTAATACTACTCTATCGCCCACATCCCATTGTGGGTCTTTCACCTTTGAAACATCGTAAATGAAATCCCAATTCGGTGCGTCACTGTGTGCAACTAAACCTTCCCTGTTTAGATAATTAACTTTAGCTTTTCCTCTACTCATTTTCCTCTCCTTCCTTCACCTTACGCCGTCAAAGCCTTGTGAATAACAAAACCAGCCCTCTTTACATTCGTACAGAGGTTCTGGTGACTGCCGAATAAATATACGGTGACAGTCGTGGGTTGTCCGCGATCTATCATAGGCTCTGACTCCTCCATCCACCAGTCTGCTTGAACATAAGGTTGAAAATACTTAAAATCAACACAGTACAAAGGAGCAGTGACATCACTGGTCTCAGGATCAGTAACACCCTCCAACTGGTTGGGTGAAACGACAGCAAGACGATTCAAGTATACATTTGAACCATTATCTACTGTCAAATTTCCCAACACCTCTTTGCCTTTATGATTGTCATCTTTGGCGTCCGCCAAATCCATCAATTCACAGGCTATGTCAGAATCACAATAGACACGTTTCTGCGAAGCACGTAAATCACCTGGATCACCAACAATAATCGGAGCTTTGAACTGTGTTTTTATAAACGCTTTGCGGAAGGTCTTAAGCAGTGCATTGTCTATATTGGTATAAAGCGCTGCATAATTCCGCCAATTCGATTCCACAGATGAATCAATACCAGCACAAGTCGTGGTAGTTCTTGCATCTTGAAAACGAATTGTTTGCCCAACAAACCCATCCGTAGATGTATTCTTGTTCATCATCCTCAAATAATAGGGAATGCCATAAGGATACAGGTCATCGGTTGCACTTGTCGGTGTGAGCCAACCACGCGTTTCAATCAAATCCGCGAGTGACCAAAGACCATCCGTTCTTCGGACTTTCATCAGGTCAACCAATTGCTTGGCCGAGTTCCTGTTCCGAAGAATTTCCAACTTGTCCCAGCTATAATCAGTTCTTAACTGAGTCCAACCTACTTTTATGGTGTGCATCACATCACCCACTGCTGGGGAGGCTGTATCAAAGAGCCGACAATATGTCGCCCTTCCTGTATTACTTAACATTACCTTACGTTCAATCTCGTTGCCGCCGTCTATGACCATCCTATCGTTCTGATAAATACGACAGAATTCGTAATCCTGATTTGTCCACGTAACTTCAAACTTTTGTTTGGGCAAATCATTGAGGGTCAACGCGATAAAGTCCGTAAGGTTCGCGTTTTTAACTCCCATTTTCCTCTCCCTCTCTCCATTTTAAGACGCAATTATTTGAGAAGTTTCTCCATTCGCGCCTTTGTCCTTTCTACTAATTCATCCTCCGTTTTTGGAGGACCACCACTTTCATCCTTCTTGGAACCAGTCGGCCTCAAAGTCAATCCCTTGCCCTGTTTTACTACTTTTGCGGTCAGACCATCCCGAATTGCCTTTTCCCTTATTTTCTCCGTAATTACAAGATGCGCCAATTCCAGTGCTTCCGCAACAGGCATCGTCTCACCTTGTAATTCAGAACCAGCCAAAATCCTATCAGCCAAACGAATTGCAGCCATGCGGTTCGCCTGTTGGCCTGGGGTAAGATGATCGACTGTCATCAATATCTTGCCAGATTCATCCAACGAAGCGCCGTAGAAGTCATCATAAGACTTCATATCATCATCCCCGAAGAAGTATTGCAATTGCTGAGCAATCGCCATATCTTCCTCGTATCTGGCCCTATCGACCTGTGATTGTACAACTGTTTGAGGCTGAGGTTGTTCTTGACGTTGTGCCAGAACTTTCTTCAAACCTTCATTCAATGTGCCAATCATATCCACCAATGGGTTGTCACTATATTCCTCACGGATTTTCTTCATATCCACGAAGTCTTGGACTTGTGGTATTTGAACAATTGGTTTTGCTTCTGGTTGAGGTTGTTGTACCTTCAACGCCGCCTCACCCAACTGCGCAAACCGTCTTGACAACTCGTTAGTAGACTTGTAAATCCGTTCAAAAGTCTTTAGAGCCTTCTCTGAGTCTGATTTTAAGAAGTCACTAACTTCTTCTGCCGTCCATCCTTGATGCAATGCCGCACGATAATGATTGTCAGGAAGTTCTGTTGCCGGTTCTGGTCCTGGTTCCGGGGTAGGCTCACCTTCTCCTGCCGTCTTTACTTTCGGAGACGGGGTAGGTTCTGATTCACCTGCCGGTTCCGATTCTGGTTCCGGGGTAACAATTTCCTCACCTTCAAGCAGATTTAAGTGTTGTGATACCTTATCTGCAATTGCAGGATCAGCGTAATCTGCATCTTTTAGACCAATATTTTCCTTTTGGGAATCAGGCATAAAAAACCTTTCAATAATTATGCAATTCTTTTTCCGCGTTTGCGAGTTTTCTGTGTATTCTTGATAAAACCGGTCGCCTTTAGATAGTTATCGTGATCTCGATAGTTCGTAAACACGGGACGACCTTCTGTATCTATTGGAATATTTGGAAACATTTTTTCGTGTTGTTCCCGTTGATTTGGATTTATCGCCAAACTATCAGAGTGAATCGGTCTATGATATTCCTTTCCTCCCTGTATGTGAGGATGTTCTGCTACATAATCTCGCACCATTGGCATCCTGCATTGAGGACACAATTCATCTAAACCAACATCCTTCGCAGGTTTCACTCTTTCATCCTTGCCTCCACATTCTTTATTGGGACACCTATATGCGTAAATCACTTTTTCCCCTTGAATCGGTCAATCTCTTTCTGGGTCAGACCAGCGGTTTTTAGTCCAGATTCTACTGCTTTGGTTCTAACAGTTTCTTCGCCGCCAAAAAGCGCCTTCAGGCGTGCCCATGCACGAGAGATAATATCTGGTTCTGATTTTGCCTTTGGTTTAACAGTTCCTTTCTTCACGGCCTCATCATGTGCCTCTTGCAAACCCATGCCCGCAGCAAGATTCTTCTCTAATTCCTGGGCATACTGTTGTACCCTAACTGCCATCATTCACCCCCAAGAAGTTTCTTTGCCCGTTCAGATGTTCGTGATTCAAGTTGTGCTTCAGCTTGTTTTGTATCTGCGTTACGTTTGTGAATTTCCGCCAATGCTCTTGTTTTACGACCAGAATCATCCAAAATTTCTTGTGCTTTAATCAAAGCATCAACATCTGACCTGGCTTCCCATTCTAAATCCTGTTTTGTTTTCTTTGTCGCCATTATTGGTTGATCTCCCATTACATTATCCTCATTGCCGACTGCACCGGTGCAGCACCCTCTTGAAATCCCTGTGCCATTTCAGTCCCCGCAGATGGAATTGTCCGTTTAGAAGGCAATCCTTCATTCTGCGCTACTGCTTTCAAAGACATCCCCTCTGATTTCTGCGGTCCCATTTTCATAAACACTTCTAACCGACTTGTAAATGTTGGATCGTTAAATACCTCAACCATATTTTCAGAGATGCCCAATTCCTCTGCCGCCTGCATAAGCGCCCGCGAGATATTGAACTCCACACCCATCTGCATCATCACCTGCGCCGATTGAACAATACCAGGTAAAACATTAGTATAAAAGTCTATAATACGTTTTGCCCGCAAATTGGGTTCCATTATTACAGTTGAACGTTTAACTATACTAAATGTATATTCCTCCCATGTTCCCTGTCGTTGTTCGGGCGTGAGATAAAGTTGTATTTCCTTGCCTTGATTGTCTCGTTTATAGAGGGGCAATTTTATCATCGGGTCATACATCAAAAACCATCCCTGTTTTTTGCTAATATCAGCATTTACATCCGTGATAATATCCCGCATATCCTCTATACCAATAGTCAGATTACTTTGCAAAAGCGAAGATTCAGTTGCAGTACCAGTCGAACCAGAAGTAGTAATACCGGCCAATTGCAACGGATTACCCGCAAGTTGGTTCCACCATACAGACATCTGGTTAATCATCTTGTCTACTTCTGTGGATTGTGTGCCAAAAGATACTACTTTTGCCGCTTCGGGATCATCACACGCTGCTGATTCACCATCCATTCCATCAACTATTGTTTGCGCCACATCTGCGTATGCAGGTTTATAGAGTAGAAAATCTTTCTGTCTATCAGCACGATTCATCAATTTTGTAAACAGTTTATTGGCCATCTGGTTGATGTCGCGCCAAACACCGACAGGAGCAACAGGGAATGGGTTATCAGGAACAGGAGGAGTGAGACTGCCGAAAGTATACGGCCCCTCCGCCGGGCCGTAATAATCTTGAATCTTCAAAAAATCTTCATTAGTCTGTTGTTGAGGATCGGGAACATAACAAACCGCTTGAGCGCCAGGAATCCAAAGTTCAATTATTCGTACTTTGTCCTGGAGTTCCTTCATCTGTTGAGAACCAAGATTTTTCTGCGTAATGTCTTTGGCTTCACTATCTGCCTTTTGCATATAGGCAGAAGGTAACGTCACTATAAGATCGTGATCCCAGGTTTTGTCGTCCAAAAGTAATTGTCTGGAAATTTCAATCCTGTGACCAACAAATTCCGCCTTTGAAAGATTCGTGCAGACAGGATCAAAGACCAAATCATCCAGACTGACTAAATCTGTATAGACCATCCCTGGGTCAATGTTTATATCAGGAGCAATAGGAAGGAGATTGCCAGAAGCAGCGATTGAGGTTTTGAAAGTGGAGAGACCAAAACACATATCGACCAGTCCAGCACGCAGAACATTTTTGAGTTTCATCTGACGTTGTGCCTGATCGAGTGCAAGACCTAAGAGTTCAGCGGTTTCTTTGTGGGCGAGATGGGGAGTTAAAACTTTATTCAGTCCTTCGCGCATCACTAAATTTGGAATTAAAATGCGGATGGCTAAGAAGACTAAATTGATGGGGTATTCGCCGGTTAGACCACTTTCCTTAGCAAAATAGGTTCCGACATAATCACGAATAAACTGGACACGGGCGAGTCGAAATCGTTTTATGCGTTCAAACCCATCTTTTACACACTGCGAGACTTTGCTCGCCGTTACTTCCACTACCACCACTAACCTCCTTGTCCCCTTTATTTTATAGTCAAGAAAAACGCCAATGGTCCGATAGGAAGATAAATAGACAATCGTTGTTTGAATCGCAAAGTATTCAAATTTGTCCAACTAAAACCAATCAACCATCTACTCAAATCAAAACTAATCTCAAAATTAGTTCTGTCTGGATTTCCAAACACTTTATAATGATTCTTCATCTTTTAATCCCCCTTTAATTTCCACAAAACACATCCAAAATTAGATTTAGTTGTAATAAATGGATGAGTTTCATCTCCAGTTGTACAATCTAAAAACCCATTTATAGGAGAACTTAAACCCTTAGTCAATTTTTGACACTCACATACACCATACCCACTATTTGCAAGTTGCACAAGTTTTTGTATCTGGTGTTCTTCTTGACTCCCATTCATTGCAACAATCATCAAAACAAGTGTAATTGCTCAGAGAATATGGTTCAGTTGAGTGTTTTTGACAAAATTTCCAATCTGGTGTGTCTGTTTTCCATCCTTCTTTCCACCATTTACAAGTTTCACAAGTATTCATCTCTTAATCCCCCCAAAATCCCAGGGTATTTGCCAACCTGTATTTTGTTTTGTCTTTTTTCTATCTTTGAACCATCCAAAACTTGCATAAGGAGCAACAGGTCCCTTAATCTTTGGAGAAAAAACCTCTCGATCTTCCGTAGTCAAAGCGTCTGCCATTACGATGTCTCCATGTAAGAGCATTTCAGAGGCACTCTTATCTGTCAATTCAGCAGGACCTACACCGCCGTTTGGCATGTGAATATAATATTTTGCTTGTTCAAGACCTCTTTTATCGTGATTGATTGTCAATCCTGTTTTCAACGCTCGCTCATACGCCCGCAAGAGCAAAACCTTACTTTGTCGATTGACCTGAAAACCATATTTCTTTGTGTCTTTTTCAGTCACTACTCCTATTGTATGAGAACGATAATAATACGGATATTTGAACACCTGTACCAGAAGTCTCCCTAAATCCCATCCTGGTCCATTGTTTTCCCATACAAGAAATGGCAGACGTTGTGGATTTGCACCCCCACACCATAAAGCAAGTCCAACAATGATCCTGGCGAATTCATACGGAGGCGTATATTTACATTTCCATTTTGCAATAATTTCACCCGTTTGTCTGTTTTTAAGTGAAACAACAGATTCTGAAGCGCCTTGTCCTTTCGAGGTATCAATGCCGAATATGTAAGTTCTACTTTGATCAGGTCGTCCGTCAATGAGTTCACACCAGACTTCGAGTTTACCTTCTTTTGCTGCGTGGATTGAGACAACGGTTTTATCTCTCGCCCGCAAGATTTGGAAGATACCATCATTTGCAATACCTCTTTTCAATTCTATATTGAATCGTTGTTTCGGTTCGCGAGCAAACAAAGCAATATGTTTCTCGATTTCGTTGAGACTGAAAAACATGTCGCCAGCTTCAAGATCAATTGCTAAAATTTCTGATGCTATCTCTTTTTCAGTCCGGCGTAACTTCTGTCTCTCCAACCAGGGCGAGGTAATATGAAACCGTTTTGTAACTTCATCTTGAAGTACAAAACGCCTCGCCCCCATTGCCGGGTGTTCCCAAAACATCAGGGAGAAAACCTTAATTTGTGTCGATTTTTTCCACCTTGAATATTCTGTTCCAGCACCAATTGTGGTTGAATTTACAATCCTACACGGAGCAACACTTGCCGTAGAAGTCCTTATTGCCTCTCCATCTTCAACCGCTGCAAATTCATCCAAAAGAATAATCGCTGCTCTATCTGCTCGCATCGAATATTTCTGAGTAGATGAACCAGCAATAGTTGAACCATTCAACCCATTGTAAATCCGCAATTTTGTGCGATTCTTTTGTCCTCTCTCCAATATATCTGGAGGTCGCATCCATACAGGCAACCTGGAATTCAAATAATCGTGTTTCCAAAAGAGAGACGATGCCACCGAACTATCAACCAGGTCTTCCACCCGTGACATCTCACGGATTTCCGTCCCTGGTCGAAAAAGCCACAAGTGGTGACAAAATTCCAAACAACACCAGGAAGCTCCCATCTTACGGGATTTGTCAATCAACCCATCTTCACCGTTCTCAAACCGTTCACTTATCCAATCAAATAGATTATCTTGAATTTCCCAAGTAATCATTGGTTGATGGGGTTGTCTGGATGGCAGTTCCTTACCAGTCGCGGGGTCTTCATCAAATTGGTGATAAGTCCAGGCAAAGGCGTTTATCCAGTAAAGAACACTTTCTTTGCACGCGGCCAACAAATCCTGTTGTAAGACTAAATCACCAGCGGCTTGCCGAAGTAATTCTTTTCTCCATTCAAGGTTTTCTTCATAAATCTTCGGAACTACAAGACCCGTCTTTGGGCACGTCCAAGTTTTTCGGCCAGAAGGAAAAGGTTCCGGCAAAGAAGGTTTCTCTAAGAAGCCACTTGCCAGCATCAGACCACCATTGCATTAAGCCGTTTCTTATTTGTCTCGCTGATCTTTTCAGGAATTTGCTGAATCTGCGGTCCACTCTCCCCAGCAGTACCAGGTTTACCTTCTGCACGATTCATCAGGAGTTCTCGATATTTGTATTTCAACATTTCATCCTGACCATTCAATGCTTTATTCCAGATGTCACGGGCCAATGCCTCCGCCTTACTAATGAATTTCGACTTGTTGCCAATCTCAACTATAACATCCTTTTCTGCACCAATGGCCCGCAAATAACCCGCTACAAGTGCGCCAGATCGGGCAAAATCACCGAGTTCAGGAGGTTTCTCTTTCATCTTCCAGCCGCCCTCCGCAAACCTCTACGCGCTTTTGCCTGGTTCTTCCACATGGCCGCAGCGGCTGCCGCCTCACCACGTTCTTGCGACCCATATCGTTTTGCAGCACTGGCCGCCACCGCCGCAAATCCCTTGCCAGGTTTGCCAATATCCTTGCCGGCTCTGGCCTGTTTAACTATATTAGACCGTTGCTTCACTGATAATCCACTACTGGGTTTTGCCATCTTCCTCTACCTCTTCAGATTCGCATGATGCAAATACATCACAAACTGCCTCAAAAAGATTATCGGATTGAAAACATTCTACGGCCTTCTCCATATCAACATCACCCAGATATTCTTGAACAAGATTCCCAAACTGTGTTTCAAAATCTTCTACCACCATTTGTACTTTGTTTTTTCTTGACATTTTTACCTCCCCGCCAATCGGCGTAGGCCCTTGCGGGCTTTTATATTGGCCCCACTTCGTCTGGCCACATCTAACGCAATGGCAATGGCCTGATCTTTTTTCTTTCCGTGTTTCAATTCTGTCTGTATATTACGACCTATGTTCTTTTTGCCCGGTAACAGTGGCATATAACTTCTCTCCAATACGTTTATACTTTATCTTTTGAATCCGTTGTATCATTCCTTTAGGTATAATCTCTATCCCTTTGTCGCCATCTCCCGATATGGAATTAAAAAGCCGCAAATCAATTTTGTCTTCGTTCAAAAACCAACCAATTGTCATACAAATTGTAGATTGGAAGATTTGCGCTACTGCATCTTCCGTCCAACCAGCTATATCTACGGCATCACGCCAATGGACAATAATTAAATCACCTGGCCGCAATTGCATAATGCCTCCATTGCATCGTATTTAGCAAGTGATAATTTAATTACATCAACCGAAACACAAATAGACCAATTATCACTATTTCGCAAACCCCCAACCAATATTCCTACTATGTGATTATGTTTATCCAATACAGGTGAACCACTATTTCCAGGCCAAGAAGATGCATCAATTTGCAATAAATTGATTCTTCCAAAGAAATCCGTATCTCTATTTATACAAGAAACAATACCCTTTGTCAGAGTTAGTGGTATTTCAGCCAGGGCATATCCCGCAATCCACACATCTTGACCCAGATATGGAGTTTTACCAAAATGAGTTATAGAATAATCACCACGCACCCTGATAAATCCCATGTCTGTCAAATTTGGGTCTTCCTGATATGCAAAGAAACCAGGTCTAATCTTGCCATTGGGCAGAATTATTTCAAATTCCTTTGTGTCGTGAACTACGTGTCCTGCCGTGAGAATAAGACCTTTGCGGATGAAAACCCCCGACCCGCTCCATTTGGTCACTCCGTTAGGATCAAGAGCGCGAACGAGAACAATATAGGGTCGGGAATCAGGCAAAGATCGCACAATACCCACAACCCCCACCAGAATAAAAAGACTGAGTATTATTACTAATCGCCGGATCATTTCCAATTCCTGTAAAGTCCTACACCCCAAATCACTACATAAATCGGATTAAGCGCCAAGAATACCCATTGAGAAAAATACCATTCCATTGCGGCCCAGAGAGGTAAGGAGCAAAAGCCAAGCAAATATCCGTATTGCCGCCATCGCTTGCTGGCCAAGAGTGCGCCGGTCAGGAGGCTCGCCAATGTCGTGGCTATCTGAAGCGCCGTGCCCATCAGGGTCCTCCGTCATTTATTTCCTCGCACCAAAAACGCCAAACCAAAGATTCCATAGAACAGAGTAAGTGGATTACATAATGCCCATCCTGGTCCTGCACAAATCCAAGCAAATATGGCCACTGCTCCCGCAATTGCCAAAAATCCTTTGCCTGATTTTATGTCGTTGTGATAATGTCCACGTCTCATTTTGTCCCCTTTCAGTAATTATTGTAACTCCACTAGGAAGCCCAGCGCACTGTTAGTATCCGTTGTATAATGCAGTGTTGTGTAACCAACAGGAATCTCTATCTCGACACTGCGATAAAGCGGACAGACCCAGCGTGTATTGCCCACAGTGGCCATAGTAGCAAGGCCAAAGCGAAAACCGCCTGTGATATAGGCCGTAAAGCGATAACGCCGCCCTGCGACTACAGTAGCCTCTGTATTAGTCCCAGCAGTGGCCTGAGTAAGTTGCAGTGCCGTCTGTGTTACTTTCGGTTGACTTGATTCCGGCGTAGGTGAAGATTTACCACCGGCATTGTTGCTATGTGTTATAAACATAAGACCTCCTTAAAATAATAGTTCCTCTCAATAATGAAGAAGAATTATACGTCCGTTTGACTGTAAATCTTAAAATATTTGTGGGTTTTGTAGCAGATTGTTGTATGGTCTGTATCGGTTGTAGGATTTATAATAGGTTGAGGGAATCTAAGCAATACTAAGTCGGAACACAAACGCCCAATAAAGGAGGGTCCCACCGGCGGGAGTCTGATAAAAAGGGGGGCCTTGCCACAATCCTGAATGAAACATAACAACTATTATATGACTATTGTCTCATAAGTAGTTGCGGGATAAACACTTATATTCTGGACATTGTAAATTGGAAAACATATCAGAATGCAAGACCAATGCGCCAACCGAGCAAGTCAAAGACTTTCACTATTCGCTTAACTTCTGACTTTGTTAAGTAAATATCTAACAAACTTCCTTATTTATTAGATGTTTACTTAAATAGGCGCCTATCTGCCAAGAACATAGAATGTCCATGACAAGTCGGAACAGAACATAGAACAAAAAACAGCCTTTTTGGCTATTAAATAAGGATAGTCTTACTTGTCTTCTTTTTTCTATAAAATATAGTAAAAGATTATAGTAGTAAATAATATGATGTATACATTACATATATTACATCATACATCATACATCATACATTACATCACATTACATCATACATTACATCATACATCATACATCACGCGCCACATGTAAATCTCTTGTTAAATGATTTAATCGGACAGTTTTGTCGTGCTGTATAATTGGTTTAATAACAAGGACTTATAGCACTAACGTCCCGAATAACCTTAGGAACGCGGCAGACAGACCCTTGATTCTGGTTCAATAATACAGATTTACCGCAAAATCAGTCGGCAAACTTTTTGATTTTTTGCCTATTTTCTTTGTAATTCCATACAATTGCTACAATTGCTACAATCACTACAACAAAGTCTACAATATCGTGCAAAAATCTGAAAATTGCCCCCAAATAGCAATCCGCCAACGTATAATTCTTCTTCATTAGTAAGAGGACTGTAGTAAAGTCTATAATACTGTTTTGAAAGGATAGAATATGGACGGTTATAAACTATGTGTTGGTCATTGTGGACCGCCAAAACCATTAAGTGAATTTTCACCAAATCTTTCCCATAAAGATGGCCGACAAAGTAAATGTAAAAGCTGTGTAGCGTTTGATCACCGCAAACGCTATGAAATAGCTAAACGGCAACGCCCAAAACGCTATTGTCCTGGATGTGGAAAAATGCAATCCGCCGATTCATTTACAACAAAACGATCTAAAATATGCAAAAAATGTATACAAACGTTAAAATGGGGAAATACAGAATGAAACTTTGTAATAGTTGCAAGCAAACAAAACCAGATAGTGAATTTTCACCTGATAAACGAAACAAAGACGGATTACAATCAGTTTGCAAAGTATGTAGAACTGAGCAAGCCCGCAAAAAGCGCGAATGGTTAGCTACTTGTCGACAATCTGGTCTTTGCCCAATTGATGGGGCTTTCTTAGAGAATGGTAAATGTTGGATGTGTGCAAAGAAAATAGCTGAGGGGAAATAGTGATGAGTAAATACAATGAGTATTGGCGCGCTACTTGCGCAAGCATGAAAAAACCTAAGCCTGTGCCTATGCCACAAACAGATAGGCCGATTGACATAGCAATTAAAACTTTTGTAAGAGATTATTGCCTATTTAATAATGCCGCTTGGATAGACGCTGGACAACTATATCAAGCGCACCAATTATATTGCAAAAAATACAATTGGTGGCCGATGACTAAAACTCTTTTTACACAGCGCCTAAAAGCCTTTTATCCGCAAATTAAAAAAATCCGCAAGCGCGTAGACGGCAAGCTCTGCTATATCTATAAAGGAATCTGCTTAGTCCCATAAAAAAATTTTTACAATCTGGCAAGATTTTTGTTGCTTTTGTAAAAATAGAGCATATAATCTGTGTAGGCAATAATGCCTAATAGAAAGGCCGGGCAAGGCCTTATGATATGTGAAAAGGATATAGTAACCGATTTTTTTGGTGCTAAGTGGAAAATCCTTAGCATTGAAAATGATGTAGTCTATCTGGAATGTATCAGCTCTTGGATAGTTCCTGAATTAGTTGGTGATACTGATATATGTCTTCTTACTGATATTGGCGATAATGAAAGGTGATAAGATGAGCAGATACAAGTGGTTTTTGGAACTCAAAGAAAAAAGACTTGAGGTCCTTATTCACGGGGGCCTGCTGCGGCAAGCGGATGTTCGAGATAAACTCATAGGTTTTACTCGTACTGTACGTAATGTTTTGCATACGTCAGCTCTGCCAAAAGAAATAATTGTCTTGTCGATCTGGACCTTTATTGCACTGTGTTAAGGGGGATAAAACTATGTCTTTAGAATCGCTCATTTATGATACGATCTACTCGTATGTTGATTCTACTCAAATTGATAAGAAGCGCTGTGATGATCTTCATGCAGAACTTGCTTTTCTTCAGCCGGGCATACCTAAAGACGGTGTACATGGTTATATTGCTTTTAATGTGGTGGATAAACCACGTATGAAACTGCGTACGGCAAGATTTTTAACACGTAAGCTGTCATTGAACAGTGGGTTTTTGTCCGATGACGTAATTCAACAAATAGCCGAAAAAATTAACCTTGTTTTGTTTCAAAGTGTTTTGTCCGTTGAACTGATATGTGGTCCGGCTATTACAAAGGCTTATGAAAATGCTGTTGGCAATAATTCATGTATGACGCGCGCTTGCTCGGAATATACTTTACTTTATGAGATGAATCCAGATCGTTTCCAAATGCTGATTATGCGTCAATTTAACACAAGTGCTCGCGCCATAGTACATAAGTTAGATAATGGGGATTATTACCTCGACCGCATTTATTCAGATAGCCAAACACTTGTAAAAGCTATGTGTGAATATGCCAAAAAGCAGGGTTGGCACTATAAAAATACGCATTGTCTGCCGTCTTGTGACGAACACATTCTAAAAGTTAGCGATTTGGACTGGGAAGATGGTCATGTGCCTTATCAAGATACTATGATATATGGCGAAATTACCAGTGAAAACAAATTGACTATCAGTGCATGTGATGGCGATCTGGAACTACGAAGCGTAAACGGCTACATTGTGTCAGAAACTTGTGTTTGTTGCGGTGAACACCTGAACGAGGATAATTTATTCATCGAACCAGACGGAAACGAGCATTATTGTGAATCCTGTTTTTGTGAGCATTTTACAACTTGTGATTTTTGTGGTGAAACAGTTGATAATGACGATACAGTTTGTCTTGAATCAGAAGGTGTTGCTTATTGTGATTCTTGTATAAGTGAACACACATGGCACTGTAATAACTGCGGCAGTTATTTTTCAAATGATATAGAGAGTATATCAGTACGTGGCGATAACGTGGTTTGTAAAAATTGCGCAGACGATTATAACTATTGTGAGCGTTGTGGAGAATATTACAAGGGAGATACTTTTGAAACAAAGAATCATAAAATTATTTGTAAAACCTGTTCAGAAGACTATCCAGGGCAATTATGTCTACCAAATACCTAATTGATTGGTTCGCGCCTATTGATCATATTTTCAAAGTTTTCAAGTGTCATACACTTGACTACAAGGATAGATCAAGGCGCAGAATTTATATTGACACCGGTGGCAAAGTGCTATTAGTTGCGCATTTAGACACAGTACAAACGCCTTGTTACCGTTGGCGCAATCACAACCAAATTTACGCGACGGGATTAGATGATCGACTCGGCTGCTGGCTGGCCTACACATTATCGCAAGAATTTGGTGCAGACTTACTCTTAACAGATAATGAAGAACGTGCTATGTCAACAGCCAGGAAACATGTTTGTAAAGACTACAACTGGATTGTCGAATTTGATCGAGCTGGCGCAGATGTGGTTACTTATGATTTAGATTCTGCGGAATTTCTTGCAGCATTAAATAAGTATTTTACAATTGGTGCAGGTTCGTTCTCAGATTTGGTTTTCTTAGATACCGATGCGTGCTGTGTCAACATAGGTATCGGGCACAATGATATGCACAACAAAAATGCTTTTGTTGATATTCGAGTTATGAATTGGCAAATAAACCAATTCAAACAGTTTTATCGACAATACGTAAATACCAAATTTGTGCGCGATCAACAGTCAGATATTGAAACATGGCCGACAGAAAATCCTATTTGGGTTTTCTGCGACAACTGCTGTGGATATTTTCCTTTGAACGAAATGCGGAATTATCACGACAGTTTGTTGTGTTTGGATTGTATTAGCGATTTTACACATTCAGAGGAGTATAAAATATGAACTGTCAAATACCTGATTGCAAAAACAAAGCCGTTTGGCGGATTGTAGATTACTACAAACAACAACGGCAGACTTATGGCCCTTATTTTTATTATTGGTGTAATCACCATAAGAAACTTGCGGCATCAAAAAAAGCTCCAGGACATAAAATAGAAACGCAACGGATATAACATTGTGCCCTTGTCCGGCGCATCGGTTCGACTCCGATACAAGGGCGTAGAAAGCGGACCTTGTAGGAGGGTAGTCTGGTCCAGGCAAGACAGGGATCGAGCCTTGCAGGGCAAGCCAGAGGGCTAATTTGATATATTAAAATGATATAACTAAGAAAGTGAGGTAAGAAGATGAACACAACACCGTATCGGCCAGAGGAATGTAACGATTGTAAACTATTGCAAAACGGTGAATGTACAGGTAGACTTGAGGGCGAATTGCCGGACGGCTGCCCGGAATATCAGCCAGAAACAGAAACAACTTAAGTCAAAATAGGAGGTTGGTATGTGTCTTTCAATTGAAGATATTGGCACCCATGCTGCTTCTTTGCGGATGGGTACAGGCAATGCCTTTTGGCAGGCAATGTGCCGTTTTGTTCAAACTTTCGCTGAGAATGATTTAGAAAAACGCGCCTGGTTTGAATTTTTGGCAGCTTGGCGCGAAGACTTAGAGGAAAAAAATGCTAAAACCTAAATATAATCCAGTCGAATTAGACCATATCGCTGAAGCTGTTAAACGAGTTTTAATATGCCGCCATTCAATACACGCCGGAGATATAGCAAAAAGAGTTTATGAGAAATTTGTTGCGGAAGAAAAGGTGCATAATGAAAAACTCTGTGTAAAAAGGAAGGTGAAAAATGATTCTTATTGATTCAACCAGTCGACCTGCCTGGGTCCAGAATGATCTCTGTGCTCACAAACATTTGCATCGTTTTGGTGGCGTTGTGCAAAATTATTTTGTTAAAACACATGGATTTATTGAAGGAAACAGAAATGAAATATCCAAAGATGGGGAGCAACGGCGAAATCCTGTATTATTTCAAAACGTGGGGAAAACTCATAGCGTGTAAATGTTGTCCAAAATGTGGCTGGATTCAGCCGCTTAGATATAAAGTTTGTAGAAAGTGTAAGTACAGTTTTTCTTTTCTTTGTGAAGGTTGTGGACGCGATACGAATGGTCTTCCGTTTTGCAAAGAATGTTCTGAAGAAGGAGTTTATCATTGGAATCGAACGCCGTAATTTGTGATAAAGTTGTTGGAATCACTACAACTGATACAAACATAAGGGAAATATGTGTTAATGACACTTGAAATCTTCAGAATTCTGGTCAAACCAACGTATAATATTTCTTCATTGTTGAGAGGAGTAATATGGCTTGGCTCACTTTCAGGGATATGATAAAAAAAGCCCAGCAGATATTTGAGTTTGAAAGTTATCTGTATGCTGGCACAATTGCTCGATGGTCTCTACAAAAACATCGGGTATCGTATCGGGCTTGTGTATGCTATGTAAACTGGGCAAATGGGGAATTTACAGAACAACAGATTGCAGATCGACTTGGTATTCCACAAACCGACGTAGCACAAATGGTTGGAACGGTCCGCCAGGTTTGGCGGCATTTACCTGGTAAACCGTTAGTAATATCAAAAATTATACCTCTTAATTTAGAACAACATAATGAATCAGTAATTGCTAAATGGTAATTTGGGGTGGTACAGCCCGGATTATGGGTGGGGTAAAGAGGGAGTCGGCGGCGGTCGTATAGGTTACACCTGTGCGGTCGTCCGCTGGCTTTTTCGGTGGGTACATGTCTAAGAATGATCATCGGCGTCCTTGTCAAGTATCGCCAGACGAAGAAAATCTGCGCTGGCAACTTGCATACGGTGAGATAACCGAAGAACAATTCGCGGTTGGTATAGAACAACTACGCAAAGAAGGCAAGATATATTACCGACCAAGATACAAACTTCAAAAAGGTACAGATGACAATTAACTGGCGGTGGATAAGACCATAATAACCAGAAGGAGATAATCTGGGACTTGGCAAAACTGCCCGCCAGTTTTTTACAAAATGGTGGCAGTGAATTAACACTGTCGGATAAAGCGGTGGGGATACCCATCCACCGCGATTGGAATCATAAAATGAAACGATTGGATATTCTCATATTTGCGACCAAATTCATCGTGGATGCGGTAGTACTGTTGTATCTTCTGATCCGCGTAAATGGAGAAAAATAATGATACACTCGGAATTTCATATAATTCTTGCAGCTATTGTAAAAGAAATATATCAACGATTAGATGCAAAAAACAAAGAATATGCTTCTAACGATGATAAATTACACAATTTCAAACGTGCTGCATTAATCGATGGAATTACTTCAATAGAAGCCTTACGAGGAATGGAATTAAAACACCTTACATCTTTGCGTGATATGTTAGATGGTCTAAAAGAAGGTAAAACATATCCACTAATAGTATGGTGGGAAAAAACGATAGATGAAATAAATTATTTAATTTTGCTTTACGCTCTTTTAGTGGAGAAATACAATGTGCAAGGTTTACATGGCAGGTGCACTCAACGGAATGGCATGTGATTATATTCAGAATCTTCATCGTATGATTATTTGGGCCAACAAAGTCCGTAAATTGGGGTGTTCTACGTTTGTTCCTGGTATGGATTTTCTTGCTGGTCTCGTAAATGGTGATTGGATTTATGCAGATTACTTTAACTCAAATCAAGCCTGGCTTGAAGTAACAGATGCTGTGTTTGTTGTACCTGGATGGGAGAATAGTAAAGGTACACAAAAGGAAATAGATTTTGCTTTGAAACACAACATCCCTATTTTTTATACCTTAGAGGAGATTGAAAATTGGCTCGTATCTTAATCGCAGGTGACACTCATCTTCCTTTTGTTCGCAAAGGGTATCTTCAATTTCTTAAAGATCTCCGCAAGAAATACCGTTGTAATATGATTTTGCATATTGGAGATGTTGTAGACAGTCATTCGATTAGTTTCCACGAACATCACCCAGAACTTCCGAATTCTCTTGATGAGTATAAGCAAGCGTTTGAAATGGTGAAAGAATGGAAAGTGGTTTTTCCAAAAATGTTAGTGGTGATCGGAAACCACGATTCCAGGATTATTCGACTTGCAAACTCAGTCAATATTCCAAGCCAGATGTTAAAAACTTATCAAGAGATTTGGGAAACGCCAGGATGGAATTGGCAATGGTCATTTGATATAGATAACATTCACTATGTTCATGGCCACAATAGTGGTGGGGGTCTTTGGCCAGCCTATAATATGATGCGTAAAACAGCGCAATCATGTGTTTGCGGCCACTACCATAGCGCTGCTGGACTAAAATATCTTGTAAATCATAATGCCAGACTTTTTGGTCTTGATGTAGGGGCTGGTTGTGACGACAATCAACTTGCCTTTGCCTACAACCAGTTTAATGCTATACGTTCTGTCATGTCTGCCGCTGTGATTCTGGATGGTGTACCTTACCTTGAAATCATGCCGATCTCGACCGGCGAAAAATACTATGACAAAAAGGAGAAAACCTAATGTCTAATCCACCTGTCCCTTCTTTTCCTAATTCAGAAAAACATGTTAGTCAGAAGGAACTCTCTAAGGAGATACGAATAATTCTGGTCGCACTTGCTAATAAGATGCCAACCTCCGAGCAAAAAAACAAGATTTTTGGATTTGTAAATTGTATAAATCCCGATTCCTGCAAAGATCCTGCACGAATACCGTATGATCGAGAGACAGCAAAACATAATGATAAAATTGAATGTCTTTGTGCTAAGATATACCAACTGTTAAAGACCTATTGGCAATTTTGTGAGGATGGTATCGGGATTGAAACCCTAAAAGGCAAGATTGCAGAGATTAAAAAGATCACTCAGTGCGGATTACAAAACTGTAAGACAGAGGGAGATGACAAAGTTGAATACCAATTGGTCTGATATTCTTGCAAAAGCCGGTTATCCTACAGATGTCTTGATCCTTGATTTTGAGACCTATTGGGACAAAGATTATTCCCTCAAAAACCTCTCAACTGTAGAATATGTCAAGGATAAGCGGTTTGAAATAATGGGATTGGGTGCTGGTGCTCCGTCTCAACAAATTGCACCTACATTTTTCCTACCAGATCAAGTGCAAGATTTTCTTGACAGTGTTGATTGGGATAACACCACGATTGTGGGACAATACCTGTTTTTTGATGGTCTTATTTTGCGAGAACATTTTGGTATCATACCGCATTTTACAGTAGATATTCGGGACCTTGCCAAATTCTGGGATGCCAGAGATAAACATTCTCTTGAATATATGGCCAAACAATTCGGTGCACCAAAACCAAAAGGCGATAATCAGTGGAGTAAAGGATCGCATTGGTCTGATATGACTGATATTCAGAGACAGTTATTGGCTGATTATTGCAAAACTGATGTGGAGATCGAATCTTACTTATTTCAAAAACTGTTGCCGTTAATTAGCAATCCTGATAAGGAGTTGCGACTTGCAACACACTGCCTTCACGCCTTTTTAGAGCCAAATATTGAGATCAACTTTGAGTTGGGGGAAGAACTCAAAGAGAAAATGGAACAGGAAATGTTAAAGACAATAGACGGTCTTGAGTGGATATTAAATTATGCAAACTAAAGTTTGTACAAAATGCAAACACGACTTGCCAATGACATTAGAATATTTTGGTCCTTGCAAAAGGAACAAAAATGGATTCCGTTCATGGTGTAGAAATTGTAGTAATGTAGCAAAAAAAGATTATTTAAGAGTACTTTCAAAAGAAAAACGGATAAAAATGTTGCAAACCAAAAAAGACCTTAATTTGAAAGTCAAATATGGATTAACTTCTGTGGAAAAACTACAAATGTGCGCAAATCAAAATGGTTGTTGTGCTATTTGTGAACAACCTATTCCTTATTCCAATCTGTATGTAGATCATAACCATAAAATTGGAAAAGTAAGAGGATTGCTGTGTTATCGTTGCAATCCACTATTATCGGCGATAGAAGATGAAAACTTTAACAAAAGAGCAAGAGAATATCTTAAAAATACTGCGTAGTAGTAATTTGTTTGTGGACATTCTTGCCAATGTTTTGCCGCCAGGAGAATTTTTACCTATGAAATCAGGCAAGAAAGGACAGATAGTTCAACTTGCACAAAATGATGAAGGATGTAGTTATTTATTACATCATTCTAATCCAAAAATAAGACAACTAATGCAAGCACGATTAGCTGTTAAGTCTTGGCCACTTCATATAAAAAGAGTTCAAAAACTAATGAGTCAAGCGAAGGTTAGAGGTGGTAAAATTGGTTCACCTATTAGTTACTATGGGGCACATACAGGAAGATGGTCTGGGACTGAGGGGATCAATCTACAGAATCTTGGCGGACGCGGGCGCGGGAAACCAATACATCCTCTGATTGGTCAGGTCCGCCAAATGCTCAAAGCACCACAAGAACAACTGTTTGGAATTGGTGATTATGTCCAAGTGGAGGCACGGGTCTTGGCTTGGCTTGCAGGACAAGATGATCTGGTGAAAGGGTTTACAGATGGCAAAGACATTTATTCAGAGTTTGCAACAGGGTTATTCAAAACACCAGTTAGAAAAGCAGTGGAAAATGATCCAGAACCAATTAGAAAAATGCTTATAATCCGGCGTGGATTTGGCAAAGATACAATCCTTGGATGTGGATACGGCATGGGGGCTTCTTTGTTCTTTGAACGATGCCAGACAAATCCTGATCTCTGCTCAGCATTTAATAGTGGCGAATATGATTTTGCGTTCATCGAAAAACTAATTAAGATGTACCGGACAAAATATGCCAAAATTCCTGAATTCTGGAGGAATGTAGAGAAAGCATGGCGGTTCGTGACAAAATATCCGCGCGAGATACAATATTTTGGACAACGACCAACACACGAAATAACTAAATTCAAAGGTTGTTCTATTCAAGGTTATGAAAAATTCAGTGATAATGAACCGCTTCTTAAATTTTATCACCAAAACAAAGCCACTTTTATAGAACTTCCTTCTGGCCGTTATCTTCGTTATCCGTATGCCAGTGTAAATTCAGAAGGTCAATGTAAGTATCGGTGGGGAAACAACTTATGGGGGGGGTTTTTGGTGGAGAACATTGTGCAAGCAATTGCGCGTGACATCTTGGCAGAAGCAATTTTGCGACTACTTGATGCAGAATACAATGTACTTTTCACCAGTCACGATGAAGTAATATGTTTGCTCAAAGATGAATCTGAATTGAAACAGATGCTCGGCATAATGTGTGTTGTGCCAGCATGGGCGACAGGTTTGCCAATCAATGTTGAAGGGTGTATAACAGAGCGTTATAAGAAATAAAGGGTGTTTGAAATGGGTCTTAGAAAAAATGTGCAGACAAATCTTGATTTGTTGTGGGATACAATTACTGATTTTGGTTCTCAAATTTCCAGTTTGCAAAAACATGGAGTGAAATTTGAAAATGATGTATTAGGTGCAATGAATAAACACGCTTCACAAATATATGATTTGCAAACGTGGTGGAACAATAGGTCAGAACATTTAGTTCATTTGGATCAAGAATGGAACAAAAATATTATTAAGACAAATGAATTGAAAACGCAGATCACCAAACTCAAACAAGATGTTTGCGGTCTGAAAACAAAACATGAGTTTGAATATACAGGTGATTTGGCCTTTAATCACATGTTTGTCTGCAAACTATGTGGTTATCTTGTGTTGAAAACGGATAATGAACTTACACCTGTTGAGAGAAAATCCCTACAAACTCTTGGTATTCTGCAAAATGAACCAGCAAAGAAACGTAGCGATCAATAAATCGCAAGTGGCTAAACAGGCAAAACCACTTGGAGAATTGATTCATAGAATGCGAGAAGCAAAGGCAGAGGGAAAAGACCCTTGGCAGGTTATACCGCCAATGCCTATTGCGCCCAAAGTCAAACAACCTCGACAACACCAAGAGACTGATTTGATTCATGCGTGTCTTCAGTGGTTTGCGGCACATGGCATTTGGGTGTGGCGGCAAAATACTGGTGTATTGTGGGCCGGTGGAAGACCTATCACCTATGGTCATAAAGGTTCTGGAGACATTAGTGGGATACTGTCTGATGGAAGACGATTAGAAGTGGAATGTAAATCCGTTGCAGGCAAACAATCGGATGCACAGAAAGAATTTGGGAAACAAATTTGTACCCATAATGGCGTATATCTTTTGATAAAATCGGTTAAAGAGTTAGAGGAAAAATGCAAGAATTTCATTTGAGCGCCTCTGCAATAGGAGACTGGAAAGCCTGTCCTACACGATATTTATATTCGTGAGTATACCGAATAGAGGCGGATTGGGAAAAAGATTCTCTGCGTATAGGAGAAGTCTGGCATCGAGTTCACGAAATAATCAACATGAAATCAGGAGACATTTGTCCTGATTGCCAGAGACAACAGGAAATACAGCCACAATGTCCGTTGTGTAATGGCAAGGGCGTATTACCGCAAGATTTGATGGCATCTGTAATTCACTATCTGGATAAACGCTACGAACAAATTCCAGAGGGCAAAACTTGTGATGATTGGAAAACTGAACAATTAACAATTTTGAATACCTTGGTTGCCTATCGACACTATTACGGTTTAGAGAATCCTTTTGAGACAATCGCTTCTGAGGTTTGGTTCAATCTTCCAATTGTTGATCCGGCGACTGATAAGAAGATGCGAAAGGCCCGATTTGTTGGCAAAATTGATGAGTTAGTGCGGGACAAACAAACAGGTCTGGTCTATGTCTTCGAGCGAAAATCTACCAGTCAATCTCTCGACAGTGGACAGTATTGGAACCGACTTAAATTGGATATGCAAATCACAGGTTATCTTTGGGCTGCACGCATCTGTCAACAACTCGGCAAGTTTGAGAAACTCGGTATTGGTAAAGATACTTCTCTGATTCAGGGTGTGTTCTATGATGTGTGGCACAAACCAGACATAAAACCTCGTAAAACGACACTTGCTGAAAGAGCCAGTTTAATTGTTGGAGGTGATTATTTTGGACAGAAATTTGACCCTCCTGCAAATGGGTTTGAAACTCCAGAAATGTATGCAAGTCGTTTATCCATAGACATTTGCAGTCGTCCCGAACACTATTTTGCTCGGCGGGAAATTCCACGACAGGACAAACAACTTGCGGCGTTTGAAATTGAGTTGGTTAAATTAGTGAAACACATTTGTTATGTTGATAAAAATAGTTTGTGGTATGGTCACGATCGCGCATGTGAAACCCCGTTCTATTGTGAGTTTCGTGACATCTGTTACAATCAAACACAAGTGGGACCAGATGATGTTCCACAAGGATACAGGAGAAAAAATGATCAGATCAAGACTAATGCCATTACCAGCAATACCTCAAACTAATATAATGAACAGGTTTACTATCTCCCAGTGGACAGGTGCAGGAGAAGGTGAAAAGATACTCCTCTATGCCATCACGGGCATGGGCAAGACTACTCTTGCCAGTCTTGTCCCCGATCCTGTATTCATTGGTGCGGATGATGGGGGACGAAAAATTAGGAATCCCGTTACTGGTGAACCATTGGCTTTTGTTCCTGGTATTTCTGATTTCAAAACTCTACGAGATGTACTTCATTCCAATGTGTTTGAAAAGTGCAAGACTATCGTAATAGATACTATCACACAGGTTGAACGATGGGCATTGGATTATACATTACAGACTATTCCTAAACCAAAATCTCAAGGTGGAGGACCGGCCAAAGATATTCACGATTATGGATACCACGAGGGATTTCATCATTGGGCAGAGACAATGCAATTACTCTTGCCTGATTTCGATGTTTGGATTCGGCGCAGCAAAAATATTCTTCTACTTGCCCAAGAAACAACACACCGTTGGAAAACTTCAGGTCAAGAGGATTTTTTGATGGCCGGTCCTGATCTTCAACATAGTAGAACCGCATCAACTTTGTTGCCTTATATGAACTGGTCGGATCATATATTTAGAATTGGGTATGCAAACACAATTGTAAAAAGTGGCAAAATCAACCCAGTTAAAGAACGAGCAATTTTTGTGGTTCCCGATGCTACATTTTTTGCAAAATCTCGCACCATTCCACCTAAATACGATGTAATAGAATTTGCAGAACCTAAAGACGATTCAATTTGGAGACTATTGTGGGTAAAATAGACAGAAACCAACCTTGCCCTTGTGGGTCTGGATTAAAGAGCAAATTTTGTCACAATGACCCAGTGAAAATAGAGTATTGCAATTACATTGCCAATCAGACAATGAATATTCTTATTGCAGAAGAACAAAAGAAACGTGGTCTAATGCCATATCGGTTTCGATGTGGTGATTGTGGCGCGGGATTCGATGCACCGGATGTTTCAACTGTTGAACCAATTATACCTATTTGCCCGGAATGTGGAAGTACAAAAGTCAACAAAGACCAACCAGTTGCGGAGACATAAAGGGTGAAAAACCAATTCATTTGTGGAGATTGTTTAGAGATAATAAGGCAAATCCCTCCACGATCTGTTGATCTTGTATTTGGTTCACCACCTTATGAAGATTGTCGGACCTATGGAATAGATTTCAATCTCAAAGGCCAAGAGTGGGTGGACTGGATGGTGGAGGTTTACAAGACAAGTTTACAGATTTGCAAAGGACTGGTTGCCTTTGTAGTGCAGGGGCGAACGCGAAATTATCAGTGGTCTGCCACTCCTGCGCTTCTTATAGCCGATTTACATAGAGCGGGAATATGTGTTCGCAATCCACCACTTTATCAGCGTTCTGGCATCCCAGGTTCAGGAGGCCCTGATTGGTTGCGGGGAGATTATGAATGGGTTGTGTGTGCTACAAATGGTGGACGATTGCCCTGGAGTGACAACACGGCAATGGGACATCCACCTAAATGGCAGAAACCAGGTGGTCCATGTAGTAATTGGCAAAAGACCACAACCGTAATGGGACATGGAGATACAAGAACAGTTTCCAAAAATTATGAACCATCTAAGAAATCTAATCCCGGTAATATAATCAAACGACATGCTGATGAACTACCAGAACAAGGGATGCGTTATCCCAATGGCAAACGCCGCAAACATGGTTATACACTTGACCAAATTGAAATTGCAAATCCCGGCAATATGATAAATTGTGGTGCTGTTGGTGGTGGACATCTGGGCAGCAAACTTGCTCATGAAAACGAAGCCCCCTTTGCAGAATATCTGGCAGAGTTTTTCATCCGATCCTTTTGTCCACCTGGCGGATGGCTTCTCGATCCTTTCTCCGGCAGTGGAACTACTTGTGCAGTAGCAGAGAAGACAGGACGTATGTGGACTGGAATAGACATCAGACAGAACCAAATTGATCTGGGTTGTAAACGTATATTGGAGGTAAGAAATGAGTACAATAACTAAAACTGGCACGTTCAGAGGTATTATCTTGGATGCTGGAATTGCCACAACCAAGAATGGTTTTCCTCAATGGGTGGCACAATTGGAAGCTACTGAATATTATGACGATGAAACAAAACAGTGGGTCAATTGGACTTCGTATGAGGAAAAACATATTACAGTTTATACTGTTCTTTTTGGTGGTGAGGGCAAACCTCTATTGAGTTACAACCAACTTCAAAAGGCAATTGGTTGGTCTGGTGTTTCCTTTTCGGAATTGGTCACAATGGATTATAGTCAGGTTAAGATCCAATGGCGTGTTGAAACCAATCTTTATGAAGGTGTGACCAGTTTACAAGTCAAATGGATTGATGCCTATGATGCTGAACCTGGCCGGACAATTCAAAAACTTGATCCTGATAAAGTTAAGGAACTGGATGCCAAGTATATCAATGCCTTACGTCAGGCAAGTGGTGGACCAAAACCGAAGAAAGTAGAACCTGGACCCATATCCGCACCCGCACCTCTACCTGCTAAAGTAAAGAACAAGAAGACAAAACCTACTATGCCGTCAACTGTTGCACTACCAGTTTGCACCAAAGAGGAAGCCTGGAACAGTGCATACGAAGTAAAAGACCAAAGTGTAACTGATAACCAGGTAGCTGAGATTTGGCTCAAAACCATCGAGACAATGGGTGGTGAAAAGACCATTACAAATTGGTCAAAAGTCCGAGATACAGTGATTGAACAAGTAAAACAAGATTTACCCTTTTGAAGATAAAAAGTGTCCCCCTGGTGGGTGGCAAGGATGCCCCCACCATTTGGATTGAAGATAAGATGAAAAATCAAGTAATCTGTGGAGACTGCAAAGAAGTTCTGCGTAGATTTCCCCCCAATACTTTTGATACTGTTATCACAGACCCGCCTTATGGTTTGGGGTTTATGGGTAAAGAATGGGATAATCTTATTGAACCAACTCGTGATAGTGCTGGTGGATTTTTGCGAAACAATAAAAGTGGTTCAAACCCTTATGCTGCTGCACGATGCCGTCTGGGTGCTGACACAAACCAAATGCAACAATGGCACTATGAATGGGCCAAGATATGTCTTCGTGTTGCCAAACCAGGTGCAATGATGTTGGTCTTTGGCGGGACTCGTACCTTCCACCGACTTGCCTGTGCCATAGAAGACGCCGGATGGCAGATACGAGATTGTATGATGTGGCTTTATGGATCGGGGTTTCCCAAATCGCTGGATATTAGCAAGGCGATAGATAAGGCGGCGGGGGCAGAAAGAAAGATAATTGCAGCAAACAAACACGCAAACCAATACCCAAATGGACCCGGTGGTGTTGGATTTCATGGCGGACCTGGTGAATATTCACAAATTAGTCGTCCTCCTGAACCTTTAACCATTCCCGCTACTCCTCTTGCCTGCCAATGGGATGGCTGGGGCACGGCCCTAAAGCCCGCCTGGGAACCCATCATTGTCGCAATGAAGTCTCTCGATGGGACTTTCGCCCACAATGCCGAGACACATGGCGTGGCAGGATTGAATGTAGATGAGGGGAGAATAGAAGGAAAACAACAAGGTCGTTGGCCTGCGAACCTGCTACTCGATGAAGAATCGGCAGAGTTGCTGGGACAACCTGCAAGGTTTTTCTACTGTGCCAAAGCGGGCAAGAAAGAACGTAATATAGGATTAGATGGTGAAGGACAAATTGTAGATGATGGTCGGCAGAAGAAAATTGACAACCCGTATCTTAGGGGTGAAACTTTACGACAGAATATACATCCAACTGTTAAACCTCTGGCCCTAATGGAATATCTCTGCAAACTGACTAAGACCCCGACCGGCGGACTTGTACTTGATCCATTTGGTGGCAGTGGGACAACAGCACTCGCCTGTATTAAAACAGGGCGTGATTACGTTCTCATAGAAAAAGAACCTGAATACTGTGAGATTGCAAATAAACGTATCGGGGGACTGAAGGAGCAGTTAAGTGCAATGGCTTAGAGTCAACAAGGAAAATCCCTGTAAAATATGCCAGCATTGTGATTGGTGTTTGCGGAACTCAGATGATTCGGCAGTAATTTGCCCGCGCACCGAATCAGATAGAAAAATAGGAAATGCCGGATGGTTACATATTTTAGATGCCAAGAACAATGGTGATTACAAACCAAATGAATGGGAGCAAAAATTTACTGCATATCAAAGCAACGTGTATCCAGCGATGGTCAAACATTTGTCGCAACAACTTGGTGTCAAAGTTGAATCCATTGAGAAACTTGACATAGGATTTAATCCCAGTCAACAGGCATGGATGTTTGCAGAACAAGATGATAAAGGCAATATAACAGGTCTTCTTCTCCGTCACCTTGATGGACATAAGACAATGGAGAAAGGATCAAAGAGAGGATTGGTATATGATATTTCTGGAAACAATTCCGTTTTGGTTGTGGAAGGTGCAAGTGATGTTTTGGCCGCTATTGATATTGGTTATAGTGCCGTGGGTCGTCCTTCTGCTGAAGATTTTACTGAGTGGTTGGTTCCACTTCTCCAAGACAAAGAAATCATCGTTATCGGAGAAAATGACGAACCAGGCCGCAAAGGAATGGAAGCAGTATCCAGAATCTTTGGACGCAAAGTGCAAAAATGTTTACCACCCCCACACTTTAAGGATTTACGGGCCTGGCATCCAACAAGAGAAGAATTTGACCAATGGGTCAAAGAACACGCAGAATGGTCTGTCGACAGAATTGTGGACTCTACCACCACAACATCCGAATTAGTTGATAAGTGGTTAAAAGATAAATATGACAACAAGTTACTCCATTATGCCAATGGTAATTGGTATAAATTTATTGGAAGTCATTACAAAGAAATAGATGAACTTGTTATCCGTAATGAGTTCTATGAATATTTCAAAGACTATATTGTAAACTTTGGCAAGACTACAAAACCATTAGATGCCCAAAAACATTTGGTAGATCGTTGGATAGATTACTTGAAGTCTAAAGTCTATTTGGAATCACCAAAAGAACTGTTCTATATCAAGTTCAATAAACAACTTGATCCGAAGAATATTGTAGTTTTTCAGAACGGTCTTTTACACATAGATACCGGCGAATTAGAATCATTAACTCCTGATATTTTTGTGACTTCGACTTTACCTTATGCCTATGATCCAAAGGCGCAATGTCCTAATTGGGAATGGTTTAGTCGAGATATTTTTAACAATGAACAACAATCAGTAGAACTGTTGCGCGAGTGGTGGGGTTATAATCTGATTGCCTCTAATTATATGGAACATCTGATGATATTTTATGGTGTTCCCAGATCGGGTAAGAGTACGGCATTGGGTGTACTTCAAAACCTACTTGGTAATAACCGATGTTTTGCGGCCAATATGGATAGTTTCTCTCTGCAATTTGGATTAGAGGCTTTTGTAGACAAATATGCTCTTACATTAAGCGAAGATCAAGCGGATAAGAAAGAAGCAACTAAAATTCTTCAAACTTGGAAACGAATTACCGGCCAGGATAAACTTACAGTACACCGCAAATATAAAGGAGATTTACAGGCCAGTCTGTTTTGTCGTTTGACTTATGCCACAAATGAAGTGCCAGTGTTTCACGATATTCCAGGAGCACTAATTAGACGACTTAATCTTCTGTGTTTCAGAAATAACTATGCTGCACTTGGCAAGATGGATGTTACTCTCAAAGATCGGTTGGTTAAAGAAACGCCAGGAATTGCAATTTGGGCGTTGGAAGGATTACGACGATTACTTAAAACCAATGTGTTTACTAAACCGTCAAGTTGTACTGAAGATTTGGCGGAGTTTGAAGCATTAATGAACCCCTTGTGGGCAATGGTAAACGAACACTGTGAACTCAATCCGACTCATTGGGAAACTTGTGACGCTATTTTTGATTTACACAAAGCAGTTTATAAAGAAGATAATATGTGGCCAATGGGCCGAGAATTATTTGGGCGGCGGTTCAAAACCAGTTTTCCATGCGTGCGCAAAGCGCGCAGGCGCGTGGCCGGGGAACTGGATTATGTGTATGAAGGTGTGTCTATATTACCACATTCAAAACAAAGGTATTTGAAATGAATGAATTTCAAAAATGGTGGGATGAAAATGGGGATGATTGTGATTATTATACCCAACAAACATCTTGGATTGCTGCTTTGAAATGGGCATTATATCAAATAAAATTAAATTATCCAAGTGATTGGGATGGTCTTGATGGTGTAAAAGATATTCAAAAAGAACTGGAGGCAGTGAAGAATGAATGAACTTGGAATGAGAGATGTGGTTTATGCAACCGTAAAGGATTTAATGTGTGTCTTCGCACAATATGATCCAACAAAACGTACAATTCAGGTATTTTTTGGTCTTGGAGAAGTTCAATTTCCTATTGAAGAATTGATGATCCACCGACTATCAACAAAAGAATTTGTTGAATATGTAAAAACTGGTTTGAAAAAAGCAGTAATTATGGAGGCAGTAGAAAATGAATAAGATTCTTGTTTTATGTACTTTGTTGGGATTGCTTATTTTAGGAGGTTTTCTCATAAGTCTTGGTGGTTGTACTTATTTGAGTTTGCCAACTAAACCTACCACCCCTATTATTCCAACCCCAATAGAACAACTTTGGAACGTGGCCAAACAAACCAATTGGCTTGCTACTTTGTCTATTCTGGGTATTGCTAGTGGAGTATTTGCTCTGATGAACGGCAACAAGATCGGCATATCTGCGACAATTGCTTCCTGTGTTTCACTCTTTATGACACTGGCCGTTGCACGTTTTGCTACTTGGATGGCTGTGTGTGGTTTGATAGGGTCAGTAGCCATCTGCGCTGCAAGTATCTTGTTGAAGAATAAGGCAATTAAGGAGATTATTATTGGAGTGCAGAAAGCTAAAGATAATATGATAGGAATTGGTGGAGAAAATCCTGGAAAGACAACATTGAAAAAAGAACTGGATAAGCAATCTAAATCGACTCAGAAACTTGTGCAATTAATCAAAGGCAACTTAAAAATGAAAGGAGTAATCTAATGGGAAACATCCTTATTGGATTTCTTGCCGGATTGGTGGCGTATCCAATCCTAAAGTACATTGTCGAGAAACTTCTCGCAAGGATTAGATAGCAATAAGATAATAGTTGGCGGCGACTTATGAAAAGGGTGAAGTAGCAAGTCGAAAAAACAGACCATCAGTAGCACCCTTACTGACCTGCCCGCCAGCTTTTTGGATAGTGCTGGTTGTAGTAGTTAGTTTGTTTTGAGACCATAGTATTTTAAGGCTCAATTATGAAAAAAGCGTGTCATACTGGGGCAGCTTATCTTTGTGAGAGTTGGACAAAAGAGAAGGATTGGTGGTTAAGAAAAAAACAATACTATTGTTTCAAATGTGGCAGGCCTATTGAATTAAATTCAAAAACCAACCACTGGAAGCATACGGCAAGGGAATCCTGTCCGCCAGTTTTTGAAAGGAGGATGTAATGGCAAACATAATCTCTGATGTTCCTTGTGATGACCGAGACTACATTGACGTTAAAGCAGTAGAAAAATGGTTAAAGGCAACGCAAAAAACGCCTCCCGTAGCAAAGGAATCCTTTCATTGGTTGTGGCGATTATATCGTTTGATACTGCAATGGCGAATAATTTGAAGGCCTGCCCGCTAGTTTGGAATCATATATGATCTTTACTAAAGACCAACTTCTTACCTGGATCAAACGAAACGTCAAAGATAGATTTCTGCAAGATATTTTAGCAGAGGGGAATGTTATTCTATTGGGGACTTTTTCAAAAATCCCTGGTAGTATTTGGCCAGGATGGGTAATTAAATTTGGAGAGAAACATTGGGTTGCAGTAATTGTAGATAACAAACAAAGACAATATCGGTGGTATAGACTTAAAGAATTGCCGGATGAAAAAGATCGTATCACCACAACAAACTTTGATTGATGATGTTTTACCACTTAGTAAAACATCTTTGTATATTCATTCGCGTACTGGTGTGATGCTATCATTATGGAAGATTAAACGATGGGTTAATGCAGGTTGGATTCATTTGATTGCACCTGTGGGATATGATCGGCGGCGCAAATATGTGTTGAAATCAGAGATAGATAGATTTATTAAAGAACACACAGAATGATTAAACTACATGTGATAAAAACAAACGGACAATTGCAAATTTGGGTTGCAATTCAAGACCCTAAATCTATATTGTGGATAAACCAAGGTATTTATGCCTTGATCCCGATTGAAGTGGTTAGAAATGAAATGTCTATTCAACAGGATAAAGCAAAAATATCCGGCGTTAATTCTATATGTGCTTTCGCTTGGGATCAAGCAATCATAATTTCCCCAGAAGCAGGCAAGGTGTTAGCGAACGAGGACCAGAATAAAACTCATGAGTGCACTGATGGCGGCAATGACAAGGGCAACATTGAGAGAATAATGAAAATGTAAATGGTTCTCAAGTTGTTTTTCTATATTGGAAAGACGTTCATCCATTCGTGCCAGTATTACATGATCAGTTTCGTTCATGGCAGTACCTTTTGTAAGTCTTCATATTTCAGTCTGGATTCATTATCAGACGTTTCGACCAATTGCCCACGTATGTGAGTTTTCACATCCTTAATCATTTGTTCAAGATATAGTTTCTGTGTTTCTGGACCCACTTCATTCCACCCTGATTGAGAAACAGTCTCAGATAAAACCTTCTCTAATGTCTCACGCAAATCCTTTTCATACTTTGTAAACCGTTTCTCATTCAAATACCAGTTACTGCCTATACGCCTGGGAATACCACCTATTTTTATCTCCAATCCATCCAATTCTTTTTGGACTTTGTTTGACAAACCTTTTTGTATTCTTCGTCCTGTTTCCTGAGATTCTTGTATTATCATACCCGCAAAGTCATAATTTTCTCGTTCATACTTGACTTTTTCTTCCCAGGTTCCAATGAGGGGTCTGTTGCGCCGCAGTTCATTCTGTGCCTCTGGACCAAGATCATTCCAATCACAACCAAATATCTCATGGGCATAACCATTCTTGACTTGTCGTGCTGTACCTGTTGCTGTATCCTCATAAATTTGTACACCAGCACCAAAAAATGCCATTGGTGCAGCAACAACAGCCGTGCGCAATCCTTGATTTTTGATAGCATCTATAATATCACCAATTATAAGAGGCGGAATTTGTTCTACCATATATTGAGTAACAAAATTCACTTCTGGCCGCACTATTTTGCCGGCAAAAGTTTTGCCTTCTATCATATCCCAAACAATTTGCGCCTGTGGTGATAGTTTGCCTCGGATAAATTTTATTATAGGTTCTCGGCGTTTGATATGATAAATTTCTTCCGAAGCAGTCATTTCTTTTTTGGCCGTTACAAATTGTGCAATAGTCCGCATGATTTGAGCATATCCACCCCAAAAATCAGACCTGAATTTTCCAGCAATAATTTTACCAAAATCAGCAGAAATCCAACTCATTCCTGTTTTAACACCTGGAATTAAACTGGCCAAACCAAGCGCCATCATTCCCTGACCAAAAGACATGACCAAATCACCCGCAATCATTTTGCGAATTTCAGGTTTGGTATAAAGATCAGTAATAGTTTGCACACGTCCAACAGTCAATCGAGGCGCCCAAAACCCAACCTGAAGGAGTTCATTATATTTTTCAAACCAATTTTCAGGGTTCTTAAATCCACCGCGCCCAGAAGCATGACCAAGATATTCGGCCAGTTGTTGATATGCCTTTGGTGATCTACCAAGTCCTTCCCATTGCATACAAGTTTGTTTGAAACAACTGAATCGCAAACTGTTAAGATATGTTGTAGCAGCCCTATCCGATCCGCGAACTATTTTACCTATCCAAGGTAATTTATGTGCTGTCTGACTACCAAACTGTTCTTCACCTTTTTTCCACTTGCCCACTTCTGTATAAGGAACATTGCTTTCTACTGCCTTTAGCCAATAAGGATCAGTCCGCATATTCAAATCAGCCAAATGGTAATATTCATCACTCCACATTGCCCGTAGACCTTTGCCAACAGCGATTGTGCCTTTAAGTGGGTGATTTTGGAAAAGAATGAGTCCTTGCCGTAAGACCATCGAATGGTCAAATGAAGCACGAACCGCTTTATAGGCATTACACCAGTCCGCAACTTTTGCAACTGCGCCTTCTGGTCTACCCTGTGCAGTAGTCAAGATATTTGTACCAAAGAAATTATCAAATTCGCGCACTTTGCCCCTTGAAGGAAAAACACCGTTTTCAAACATGTCTTTAAGACAACTATAAAGTGTACTTTTTGTACCTTCAGACACATTGGCTTCTTGCACTGCCCATTGAAGTCTGTTTACATCTTCCGTTGTATATGGAGTTTTGAACTCCGGCAAAGACTTTCTGAGGAGTCCTTTTTCACTTGCCAATATGCGCCTGGTTATTTCCTGTGGTTCAATACCTTGTTTGCGAAGTTCTTCTATTTTCCCTGACCGAAGGGCAAACATCTCTCCACGTTTTGTTTTGATTTCTGCCGCACGTTCTTTTCTAATTGCGCGCGTATAAAGTGGCGTAATATCTTGTTGAATCCTATCAGCCACTACCATTGTCTGCCGAACATTTTCAGGAACAGCAAATGGGTCTGCGACAACAGAAGAAGGTTTTGCCGTTTGAACTGCGCCAACTTCTGGCATCATTTTTTTCAAATCATCTAATGATCTGGCTTTTTCAAAAGGTGTTTCAAAAAGTGTAAGTTCGGCTTCCTGGATTTGTCTCGCCGTCTCCAGAATTTTGGGTTGTGTTGGCATTGTAGCCTCATGTAATCCCCTGGGAATGGCAGCACCCAATGTAGTTCCTGCACCCATTACTGCGCCGCCAATTGCTGCACCGCCAATCTCTGTGAGAATTTGTCCCCAATCAGGTGAACCATCCTCTTTCTTAGGCCACCTTTGACTAACCGCCGCCGGAACTGCCAATCCCGCACCAGAGAAACCAGCCATAGTCAGTGCTCCAGCAGTAGCAGATTTAAGTGTGTCCAGAGTGATATTTTTTATGTCCCCTTTGGCCTCTTGCCATAGACGACCTCGAAGATTGCGCACAAATGCACCCATCGAAGCCTTGCCAGTCTGGCGGAAACTAACAAGTTTATCCGCCCCATAAACAGATAATGCTGCATTTACCGCACCATTCAGAATACCTTCTATGTTGGCTTTGGTTTCTGATTCTCCTGCGGCTTTAGCTTCATCATAAGCAGACTGATAACCTTGTGTACCCATAAGAGTAACAACCAGTGGTGCACCACCCATTGCGCTGGCAGCGACAATTTGTGCCACTGAACCACCGGCCTCACCTGCGAACCGTGCAACCTTTGCAATTGCACCCGCGTGAGTTGGTTTCCAGGCTTCTTCAGCAGTGGCAATCTTTTCAATTGGTTCTTCAAGATGTGCCCCAGGAATCGGTAAAGGTGCACCAACTGCCACAAATGCCTCACGAGAAGGCATCCAACTGCCGGGCATTTCTGCTCCTACTTGTTCCATGTGTTGGAGAGATTCTAATGCGCGTTTGCCCGCACCTAAGAAAGTTGAAACAAGACCTTTCGGTGCTTCAACCAAACCACTTATACCGCTTTTGGGTCCTTCAGCATAAACCTCATCTAAGACATTCTTTTGAGGTTCTGTTTCACCATAGACTTCATCAAGAATATTGGCCATTTTGGCCTCCAGCAAGCCCCAGGATTGACAATTCCTGTCTGAGGCGTATCAAACTACCCTTAATCAATTGTATATCCTTCCTGTACTGCCATCTGTCTGGCCTGTTCTTTGGTCAATCCTGCTTTTTTGTATTGCTCCACCACTTCCCGTGTAAGAGGTTTTCTCTTAGGTTTTTGTTCTGCGATCCCCTGGGTAAATGAATCGGCCATCTGTTCTGCGGCCACACGTTGTAGACGGGTTGCTGTCTGCATAGGCCCGGCATATTGTCCACCCATCTGTCGGCTCAATTTATTACGTCTCGTATACATATCAGCTTTGTATTTGGCTTTTTCCTGCATGGTCAAATCATTGGATGTTTTCCCGCCACCGATATTTAACGTACCCGCATCCAACAACTTTACATCACGGTCAATCTCTTGTATCTGTTGTGCCGGTGTTGCAGGTCGCAATTGAGAGGCAGATATAGTATGTCCTACAAGACCCAATTCTTCTGATTTACCTTCATAAGGATCAAGTGCCCCACCAACAACCATTCGTCTAATCTGGTCGATGCGAATTTGTTTGTCTCTGGCTTCTTGATTTATCTTCATAATGGCATTTTGTTTTGCCTGTTGGATTGCCAATAAATCAGGTCTATTCTTGCCCCTAATCCGTGTATCCGCAAGCGCATATTTTTGTTGTAAAGCTGCGACCCCCAACTTCAAACGATTCCAGTGTTTTGAAAGTGTTTCTTGGTCTAAGTTCATATCAAGTAATTGATTCCATTCTTGTTCCAATCCTTGTTTTTCAATTTGCCATTCCTGTCGCAATGTCTGCAATCGGTTTTGAGATTCCGCCGTTGCCTGTTGTTCCGCCTGACTTGCCTGTTGTTCCAGATCGGCTAATTGCCTCTTGGTCATCTCACCAAGCATTGTCAACGGATCATCCTGTGCGGGAAGTTGTTCAAATGGTAGACCTGGCATATTATCTCCTAAGCAATTGTTCCAAATTGAACGTAGTATGGCCCATCAGTAACTTGATTTCCATCATCTGAAATATAAACTTTAAGATAACCAGCCGGTGTGAATGTTGTAACATCGGCGGATGCAACTAAGGTTTGAGTCAACACGTTATCAGTGGCTGTCCCTATAATTCTAATTGCTTCCTCGCTTACGTCCCCCTGGTCAAGAGTCAATACTGGTATTGCTGCGGTAGTAGAAGATTGGTCTATATGAAGTTGAGCAAGAGGAGTTACATTTATTCCAACATTACCGTCTTTATCAATCAACATTCGAGTACCAGCGGATACTCCGCCATGCGAAGTTAGAAACTCGACAGTTGCACTATTAAATTCCCCATCCCTGAAATCTTTAATCGACATTCCTGCCCAAGCACCATCGGCCATACCTACGAAAAGTTGTGAAGGAACATTAGATACTGAATGTGCAGTGGTAAATGCTTTGTAAAAATAATTTGATCCAGCATAATCAACTCCAATTTTTATATTGCCGGAACCTGCAATATCTAATTTTGCTCCTGGTGTTATTGTCCCAATACCAACATCACACCCAGTTATTTCAAGATAATTAAGTGTATCATCAAATGCAATTAAAGGCCCCGCTGCCTGACCTATTGTTCCACCATCAGGAATAACAATTGATGCAGGCATCGTAACCGTGCCTGTGAACGTAGGAGAAGCAATAGGAGACTTTAATGCCAGAGCATCGAATACAGAATTGCCGTCTGGGCTATGAGTTAAATCACCATCAGATATAGAACTGGCAATGCAAGCAGTTCTTGCAAGAGCATCTGTGTACTGTGTAATGGTACAGGTAAGAGTTCTGTTTGCAGCAATTGTTCCACCACCAGACATTCCAGTACCGGCGGATATGGAAACCGTTGTATGGTCTATATGCTGATTACTGTCAATACTTGCAAGTTCAGCATGGGTAGCTCCACCGGATACCACACCTGCTGTGCCTTTGAGAATACCTGCAAGAGAACCAATGGTAACATTACCGTCTTTATCAATCAACATTCGAGTACCAGCGGATACTCCGCCATGCGAAGTTAGAAACTCGACAGTTGCACTATTAAATTCCCCATCCCTGAAATCTTTAATCGACATTCCTGCCCAA